TTTTTCTGGCGGTTTTCCTTCCATTTATCAACTTTTTTTTGTAGGAACTTCTGTATTTGTTTTTTAATCTTGTTAAAGAAAGGAGTAGCTAGGGTGGTAGTGGCTACAGCTGCAACAGCTGCATAGGTAGCAGTGGCTACTACTTCAGCAGTGGGTAAGGGTAAATCAATTTTTATAACAGGTACTCTTAGACTTGGTTGTACAGTCTGTGATTCAGTATCTTCTGTTGGTTCTTCTTTTAACTCTACTCCAGCTGGTGCTTCCAAGTTACCCGGAGGGATGACAATCGGCGGAAAGACTGGCATTTCTGCTGTTGGTTGATTTAGATTAACGCTAGGCATATCTAAAGCACTTGGAAGTTTACCTCGACCTAAGTTTATGGATGGTATTTCCATTTAAGCATGTGCATAATATATGTATTTACCTGATGATGCGTTACTGTTGTTTAAATCTGAAGTTAATGTAAAACCAGTTGATGTAGGAGCACCAAGATCATTATATGAGGTTTGAGC